TTCTTGAGTCGCTTCTCTAAATCCAGTTTGTGATAATAATTGTTTTATTAACTCTTCGTTGTCTACTCCTACTGTTCTTCCTGATGGGTTTACTAAATATGGCATATGTTTGTCTAAATACTAAAAATTATCTACCTACATCCCCACTTCATTCCAGTGGGCATCTTTCTCCCCCAAGTTTTTTCGTAGTGGCAACCCATACAAAGTGTTTTCCCATTATTGATATTCCACAACTCTTCACATAGCAACGCTTCTTCAATGGTTTTAATGCTATATTCTTTCATTATTGCAGAAAATTCTTTAATGTGGTCTGCCATTATAACACCTTTATTATTACATTCTTGGCAAGTAAAGTTGTCTCTCGTGAACACATCTGACCTCCACTGCCTGTATCGGAAACTGTTTCGTATCTTATAAATCAAAGGAGTAATGCCGCCTTTCCAGTTGTGATGCTTGGAACCTAGACTAGCCTCTCCAATCTTCTTTCTTGTCTCTACTGAACGTGTCTTACCTAAAGCGGACTCTCTCATTTTTACCCTGCTAACTTCTGGATGTTTCCGTCCATTCCACTGATGCGTATACTTGAATCTCTTTGTTCTGCCTCTCTTGTCATATTTATCAATAAGCTCTCTGCAACCGCACGCACATTCAATTTTATAGTTCTTTTCCATACTATAATTATATCATACGGGGGAGTATATTACAACTCCCCCACCAGTCTTTCTTTGGCTTTAATAAGCCCTAGAATCAGGCATTTGTATGGTATAAATCTACAAGGTGTTCTGCTCTTAAGATACCAGTACCCCATAGGCAGTCCAAAGTGATTTGGGGAGCCAAGGCATTAGCGTCATAAGACATAGTCACACGAATAGAAAGTCCAGTTTGAGGGTCGTTAACAACCGCTTGTCTAGCTCCGCCGAATTGTTCAGCGTCCATAGGCAAAGGTCTAACAGCCAATCCCATCGCATCTTTTGCATAAAGCATTGTGTGATAAGTCAATGGGGAACCTTCAGAAACTACGCTTTGTGATTCAAAAATATTGAATCCACCGAGTCTTGCGATAGAACCTTCAACTATAGGAGCAGCAGTTCCAAGAACTGAAGCATCTGTCAAAGGAAGGTCTTCCATAGCATATTCATCAATGTAGGCGTATAAAGGAGCGTTTTTCGGAACTTTGTTAGTTATCAAAGCTCTTCGTCCGCTTCTAAGGTCAGCCAATTCAACCGCAGAACCTCCGTTTACATCAGTACCAGCTGATACATACAGAGCAGCGAGAGAATCTTCAACCGATTCAGCAATTTTCATAGCAGCATCTTCCATGTAACCTTCAATAACATCAGGTTTTGAGAAAGCACGTGCTACATCTTCAGGAGAAAATGTAACTTCTTTGTGGTTGCTCAAAGTGATAGAAACCAGGTCATCTGTAGGAGTTTGCTTTGTAACATTGCTTCCTTGAACTTTGTTGTTAGCTTTCAACGTTCCTCTTTTCGGAATTTTAATCGTATCTCCGTATCTCTTAATCTCGTCAGCGTTGAAGTCAACAGTAACTGTGTTAATAAGGTTCAAATATTTTGGTAAATATCCGAGTGCCTTGTTAGCCCAAATTTCAGGGATGAAGTTTGTAAGTTCTGTATCGGCCCTCAACACGCTTGTGTTGTTTGTGGTCATACTTTTTTTAAATTAAACCAAGGATTATTGATTATAATTGACTCTGCCCTCCTTGTAGGCGGCGTCAACTTCTTCTTTATGTTTCGTATACCATTCATGGTCACGAGATTTCAAACGCAGTTCAGATAATTTCCATACGGTTTTAGCACCAGCATTTTCATTATTGTTTACGTTTGCTCCAACGTTAGAGGCAGGTTCGCCAGTAATCAAGTAAGGTTTGGCTTCAGCCAGGGATTTCATAACTTCGGCTGCGTTAGTCGCCATTCCATTTTCATCCAACTGAATAGAGTCAATGTCAGTCAACTTTACCGCTGCGTCAGTATCTTTAATTCCCAACTTCACCGCTTCCTCAATAATAGCACGAGTTTTAGAGGCTTTTGTCATCCTTTCGGTAAGACTTGTAACCTCTTGTTCTTTCTTTTCAGCTAACTCTTTCCACTTCTGTTCTTCTTTCAGCTTTTGTTCTTCTGCCTTTTCTGTGGCGATTCTGGTTTTTTCCAGTTCCTTTTCAGCTTTTGAAGCACGGTCGTTTAGAGTCTTGAACCTTGGGTGGTTGAAAACCTTCGCCCATTGTTCATCTGTAAGATTGAACTCTTGCTCTTTTTCCTGAGTCTCAGTGTTTTTCGTCTCTGCAGACTTCTCAGGTTCTGTCTTGGTTACTTCTGTCTTTTCCTCTGTGGTTGTTTTTTCTTCAGCCATACTTTTGTATCTTGCTCCATCACTTTTAGCGAGAGTTGACTCGTAGCAAGATTAATTAAATAAATTATACCAACTTTGTCTTGTCTTGTCCAGTGTTCTTATTTTCCTTGTTATTATTATTTTCTCCAGCATTAGTGTTTGCTGGTATTAAAGGCTCCTTTGCGGAGTTTTCTTTTTCTAATTCTTTCATAATCTTCTTTGCATCTTGTTCAGATACACCTTCAACTTCCATAATAGCAGATTTCTTGCTGATTAAACCAGCATCCAGCTTTTTAATCGCTTCATCATTCATTTCAGTAGTATCGTTAATCACACCATCAGACCATTTAAGAAAAGGAAGTTCTGGTTCAAATGGACATTTCTCTCCATCAACTGTGAATCCATTCGCTCGTGATAACTCTTGGCAAATAAGAAATACTTGTCGCAAACCTTGGTCGTAATAGAGTTGTTTACGGTTTTTCTTGGCAAGAGTTCTAATCATACGCATCTTTAACGCTCTTCCAGATTCAGCAGCCGTGCCTTTTCCCATTCCCATAACATCAGGAGAAGTTTCTGAACACATAAACAGGAACTCAACCAATTTATCAATTTCCTTAAAAGCATTGTCCAGTGAAGCATCCCAGGTAATGTATTCAGGTTTAACCGAATCTTTGCTGGCTATTTCAACCATTGTTAGAAATTCTTTCTTTACCCTTCCTTCTTCATCCAGGACACCTTCAGGAACTGCGAGAATTGGGTCTGTATGTTTATCCAGAATATTCCCAATCTTGGTCATTCTGTTATTCAGTTCAAACTGAAGAGAATTAATGTCGGTATAGTCTGAAACTCCCCAATATTCACCGCTAAATCTAAAATTAGGAATATGCACCAAAAGTTTGTGCTTAATTTTAGTGTCAACAAAAGCCACATAACTCGTGCCAGCCATTGCGTTAAATGTTTTGACATCCACTGGGACATCCAGGTTTCCTTTGGCATCAAGTTCATTAATAAAAGTAGAAACCTTGCCAATTTCGTGCATTTCACGAACTAGATACTTGGTAGCCCCCACAGTATCAATCCAGGCGAGTTCTTCAACATCTGGGTCTCTGCGTGGATTAGCTTTGTCAATGTGCGGAAAATACATCACAGGTGACATATCTTCAACTTTAATTTCCTTGTTTTCTACACGTATTCTATAAACCGCATCACCTCTTGCTGAATTGGACATGGCAGATTCATAGTTTTGTTGCTGCATGCCGCTTTTAAAATAAAGTTTCTCCAACCATTGCTGGTTCTTATTCGCCTTGATTTCTATTCCTTCTCCGAAGAGACTATCCGCAATAACCTTGGAAATCAATCCTGCGAAGTTGCAAATTACATAACGTAATTTAGCATATCTTTCAGAGAATTGTTTATCCCCTTGCAACGCAAAAGACTCCCAATGGTTTCCCTTTAGAAGATTGCTGTTGACTGCATACCTATTCAGTCTCTCTTTCTGACTTGCATAGGGGAAGATTGTTTCAAGTGGTTGTTGCGAATCAAATTTCTGTGCCATAGAGTTAAAGATATTTATAATATACACAAATTATACCACAACTTTTAAAATTCTACCAGCCCGCTGGTCTTTGTGTGGTAAATGCTTTAACTCGTGGCTTCTTGCTAGTTTCTACGGCTAACATAAAACTGTCTAATGAATCGTTTGGAGTTGCTGGAAAAGTAAGCGTTTCTTTTTTAAGATTCTCAGTTTCACTGCTGTCTGTATTAAAATGGATAAACCCTCCTTCAAACATGGAAGATATTGCGACCAACCTTCTGGTCTTATCCTTGTCGGTCATTATCTCTTTGATTTTTGGATAAATGCTCCTTTTCGCTCCGTCTGCTTTAACAAGTTGCGAGAGTGCTTTCTGATAAGCGATAGATTCAATACCAATGTTGGCGTGTTTCCATTTCACATATCCGTCAAGAATCTCTTTTACCTGTTCCATGATACTAAGTTTACCACGAATAGTTTCTAAATGCCAGACATGACCTTCTTTGTCAATGCCGATTGTTGTAAAAACAAAGAAACAAGCGGAATCCTCTTTGGAAATGGCAGGGTCAACACCACCAATAATCGTAAGAGTCTTGAGCCAATCTTCTGTTTGATGAGCGTAATGATATTCTCTCAACCAGCTTTCTTTGATTATTCTATCAGCATCAGAACGTGGTTGATTTTGGTATTCCTGAGAGAAAACTAAAGTTCCTGCATAATCAGGGTGTGCTGGGTTATCACGAATGTCAATGAGATATGTGAGAGGAAAGCGAGTTTCCCAAAAACTTGTTCCATCTTCTTTAATGGCAGGATAAAGGCGACACTCCCAGGATTGATACGGCTCTTTGTGTTCAATAATCTTCTTCAGCAGGGCATGTTCGTGCAGAATAGTTCCCAAATAAATAACCTTACTACCAGCTAAAGATAAAACCCGTAATAAACTGAAACGAAACCAGTTTTCTAGTTTTGTTCTGCGGTCTTCGCTCTCAACCAGTTCATCATTCTCAAGGTCATCTATGATTATAAGATGTGGACGATGCTCACGAAATTTAAGACCACGAATTTTTTGACCAGCACCTTTCGCAGAAATTTTCGCTTCACCGAATCTTGTGCGGATTATAATATCGTCAGCACCCCAGGTTGAGCCTTTAACATCACCGAAAAGAAATTGTATAGCCTCATTAACTTCTAGTTCATGGGCTAAGCCCTCTAGCTGCAAACGTGACTGAAACACAGTATCAGAAACAAGCAAACTAAAAGGACTTTTATTAAAAAGTGCATAATACGCTAAAATTACCATATTAACTGTCGTTGACTTTCCTGAACCTCTAGGAGCGGCAATCGCAAGTTTATCATGATTTGGGACAAGAGAATATATATCGTGTTGATAATCAGGGAGTGGTGGCTGTATGTGATTTGGGAAAAGAGCTGCGAAATACTTTAAATTCTTCTCATCCTGATAGAAGTTGAGAAGATATTCTCTGGCATTGACTATGCCAAATTGGTCAATAAGTTCGGATACTGTTCGCATTATTCTGTCTTGAAGAAAGCATCCATCTTTTCCAGAGTCTCTTTTGGAATATTAAAATCTGTGGATAATTTACCCAGGATTTCAGACTTGGAAACAGATGTAGGCAACCCCAATACTAATCGTTCTCCGTTAGCGGCTTTTTCTAAAACGTCTGCCAAGGCTTTTAAATCCTTTGGGCTATAATCAGGGTTGGTAACGGCAGAGTTAAGATGAAACAACGCTATTTTCAATAATCTATTATATGATTTCAAGTGCAGTTCATTGGCACTGGCGATTTCATTTACCTTACGTTCTTCAAACGCCGCCATAGCCCTTTCGCCTAATTCTTTTCTTAATGCGACCCAATTTTCATAGTTACCGTGCACCTCTACCGACTGAGTAGAACACATGAACTTTTTGGCTACATCAGCGTATTTTACCTTGCAATCATTAAGATAATATTGCTTGGCTGCAACCCAATCTATGCCTTTAGGACCAGTCTGAGGGTTTTTCTTCTCTTCTTCCTCTTCATGAGCTTTTTCAGCGTCTTCGGTTTCTTTTTGAACCTGTAACTTATCCAGAGTATTTTGTATGTTATCCATAACAGGTTGAGCTGAAGAAGGGGCAACCGCAGAAATTTCTTCTGGTGGTGTGGGAATGTTTTCAGGTTGTGTTGTTTGTTCATCCATAATGTTTTTTTAATTCTTTTGTAAAAGCCAAAATATTACATAACCGATAAGTGAAGAGACTCCTAGTATTAACATAAAGTGTAAGACTGAAGAGGGAAGCAAAAAAATCCAGACAAGCGAAAAAAATATAATGGCGAAAGTTATAAGAAATGATTTCATAATCATAATTTAATGCTGTCTTCAATACACTTGGCAGTTGTTTCTGCGATGCGGTCTAACGCCACAAAATCTGAAACAACAATCTCAGTTTTAGTAATATTCCCGTTAGTGTAGGTGTTGATTGCTCCTTCAACGTAAACTTTGCTGCCTTTCTTAGTCATCTGTGCAAAAAGTTCACCAAGTTTTCCCCAGATAACCACATCGGTGAATTGAGGTTTATCGTTTCTATCGTTTGTCGCAACAGTTGCGTTGCAAACAAAATCTTCTTTCGCTGTCTTATCAAGTCTTGGGTCACGGACTAGGTTTCCCAGAAGAATCGCTTTGTTTAGAGTTGTACTCATTGTCGTAATACTTAAATTATTATTATACGCTCCTGCCGTGAACCTTAATACTGAAATTATACTACAAAACTTAACAATAGTCCAGAAGGCACCAAAAAAGGGCAGACTATGGCGGGTTACAACTCCCTTCAAACTGCCCTTTAATGGATAAACAATATGTCTTCACGCTGCGAAATGGACAAACGCAACGTTTTTAAGAACGGAAGAAATTACCAAAGACCTTCCGATTCTCAAGTGGGCGAGCCAACGTTTTCTCGCCCGCCTAATCTTCGTAAAGACTATCTTCCAGTTTTTTAATGTACGCTCTGTACTCTGGTGTCCCTTCTTTCGGTACATTCGGGTCGTAAGAATCAACATGTCCAGGAACCCATTTGTAATAGAGCAGTGTATAATTCTTGTTTCTCCCGAACTTATCCTCAAATGTCCTGAATGTAACCACATTTTTGCCTACACATTCAATCGTCATTTTCTCACTACCATATCGCACCGTTGTCTTTGAACCTTCATACTTATTAGGCACTGCTACGAGAGTTTCTCCTGGATGACCAAGTTTGTATCCTCCGATAAGTGCTTTAATTTTGTAAGTGCGAGTTTTTTCCTTTTTAGCCATTTTATTTAGAAATTATGCAATTAGAATTGCTATTTCCTCTGAACTTTGGCTATGGCTCGTAACTCCTAAACTGAATAATAAATAGATATTAACAAAACTGTAATCATGATGGTTACAAAAATAAGCGTTGACTCTTTGGTATCCTCAAAGAAAGCTTCAAGAATGGCAAAGACAGCCGTCCCAATCACAATTATCCCAAGAAATTTGTAAATTATGCTAAATATAATCATATCATTTTCTTTTCTTAGAAAACATTTCTTTATCTTTTACATAATCTTCTATTCTTGTTGCCATACTTTTTAAAATTATATTAATTACACTATTTGCTTATAGAGAGGCTGAAACAGTGAGTGGTTTGCATAAATGCGATGCCAGCTATGCTTTCAGCCCCTCAACGTCGGGAGATACCCAGCCGTAACCAGATATTCCTAGTCGGCGAAGCTGCTTACCAGAAATCTAAACGCAAACACGCATTTTATACGAATATGTCTTTGTTTTTTTGTGACATTTTTCGCATAAAGTTTTGCCGTTATTGATATTCCACAATTCTTCACAATTATCAGCGTCTTCTATAGACATTACATTGTTTTCTATCATTATTGTGGAAAACGGTTTATTATGATGTGCCTCAATGTCTCCTCCTCTTTTGAAACATTCTTGACAAGTGAAGTTATCTCTTGTGAAAACATCAGACCTCCATTGACGATATTTGAAAGAATCTCTAACCATTTTAGCTACTGGTTTTATACCGCCTTTCCAATTTGGATGGTTGCTACCACGATTCAATTCGCTCATATGCTTTCTGAATTCAATTGAACGTGGATTAGCGTGTTTTCTACCTTTGTTAGCTTTACTTATTTTTTCTCTGGTCGCAGAAGAAACACCAAATTTGTCGTGATACTTTTTAACGGATTCTCTTATTTTTTGCTTTGTTTCTTCTGATGTTTTGGGTCTCATAATTTTGCGTTAATATTTCTGGTAAGCATTGCTCTTTCCTAGTCAACGTACTCCCTGAATATAAAAATCTTAGCTAAGGCTTTTTTCTCAAGCTGTCTAACTCTTTCTCGTGAGTAGTTCACTCTTTCTCCAGTTTCTTTGAGCGTCTTTCTGACACCGTTATCAAAACCTAGCCGATAATCTATGATATTTCTCTCTATGCTGTCAAGATTTCCCATCAGTACCCGAACATTACCTTTGTTTTTCTTAAACTCTTCAATCAATTCTCTTTTGAAATCTCTGTGATTTACTTCCATATTGTTAAGGTTCTTTCTGTGACTGCGAGCAATAATCTCATCCAGTGTCCATCCATTACGGATATTAGTCTCAAAACGTGACCTATTTATCCCGAATTTTTCACAAAAGGCAGCTGTGTTATATTTTTTGCCTTTATACTGAGTATAAACTGCATCTCTACGCTTGCGGTTCTGACCTTTCATTGTGGTCCAGAAGCAATTACGCTTTGTAAAGTTACCGTTCATATTCTTTCGTCCTAATACAGTTCCTTTTTCTCCATATATCGCTACGTGCCTGCTGTAACCATCCAGCATATCTTTCTTGAACTCTTCAAACTTGTGCCATCTATTGCAAACCCCGATACCTCTTGCTCCGTAATTTTTATAAGAGCAATTATCCTCAGTATAGCATCGCATCATCATTCCATTGTAAGTATTATAGAACTTTGTGCCACACATACCGTGCGTAGTCATATTTTTCAACAACGATTCTTTTTTTAAGCATCCACAGCTCTTTATTAACCCATGTTCTACATTGCTTTCGCTTGCCTTGTGATAGTTACCGCAATCACACTTGAATAACCAGTATTTATAATAATTTTTGGCTTCCAGCGGTTCAACGACGGTTAATCTATTATACTTTTGTCCTTTTTTCATACTATTTTTGATTTAATGTGACGTTTGTCTCTGCCAATGTTTTCTGTATTCTGTTCAGGCTTTGTATGCCGCTCACCAGAATAAACAGCGTTATTACCATCATTCCTAGGCAAAATGTTGCCACAAATACTTTTATGTTATCCATTTTTTTACGTCCCCCAAATACTAAGTTATTATCGTTATACTGTAATTCTGCTTACCTCCATCTAATCTTACGTATCCTTTTCTCTGTAGTCTTTTCAACGCCTCGTGCTTTGCATTTTTGCTCGGGTTAAATAATCTTTCCTGTGTAACTATCAACTTTTTTGAAAACATTACTGGGATATTCTTGGTTGAAATCTTAATGGGATGACCCTGTTCAACAGATAATCTTTGCAACGCTTCAAGCATAACTACCTCATTTCCTTTCAGCTTTTCCATAACTATTTGTGACTTATCTTATTACCCTTCTAGTGTACAGGATAACGGAAAACGTGTCAAGCGTTTTGTCAAAATTCTAAACTGTATCAAGAGAAACCTCCGTAAGTTCAGATTCTTTTTTTTCACGTTCTTCCTCGGCTAATTCTGCTTCTCTTCTTTCCTCTTCTTCTCGCATTTGTTTTTCGTGCCACAGTCTTGATTCTTCACGCTTTCTGTCCCGTTCTATTCGCTTTTCTGTGCCAATCATTATCACTGGTATTCCTGAAATAACTGCTGGTAAGTTTGATTTATATTCTAGTTTATGTTCTGGCGGAGGTGCTAATAGAGCCTTAATTTCTTGAGTATTCTGCAATTTTAAGAAATCATCTGCTGGTAACACTGCGACTTCGTGATATTCTGGCACTTTTATCCAGACACGATTAGACATATCTTTATTCAGTTCGTAAGGAACATCAACTGTGTCAGCATCGCCCCAAACACCTGCGTACAGACCTTTGTACTCGTCTTTACCGAAAGGTCCCGTGTAGTGCAAATAATACCATTCGTTGTCTTTTTTCCCGTAGATAATCCCATTTATGCCTATGTGTTCTTCGTATTGCAGGCTTTCTTCGTTAACTGGTCCTAAATACTCAACATTTATCTCTTTGACAGGCATATTGTCCAATCTGCTGAGAATAGTAACCCCATTTATTCCCTTATTGACCGCTGTTGTTGTCAATATTTTCGCTTCTGCGTCTGTTACTTGAAATTTGTAACCCCCTCTAAGTTTTAAAAGTTTCATATTGTTTATCGTTTATACTAATTATTAAGCGTAACTTACTCTATTTTGCTCTTTTTCCATTTTAATCATCTTACTCTTAAACTCTACTTTCCACTTGTCTATGTACTTTAGAAGTTCTGAAGGAAGAAACACTTTCCAGAAAAACTCGTCTTTGGTGAGATTATTTGTCTTAGATAAAGCATTAACGATGAAATCTATCTCTTTTTCTGGATACTTATCGTATAATTCCGCTAATTTTCTTCGTTCAGTCGTATTGCTAAAGATTTTATCGCTCTGAGGTGATATATTCAGCCACATGCCTATTTTCTTGTTGAGCCACGCTCCAGACGACTGCTCAGACGCTCCTGCAGTGCGTAGGGCAACGCTGGTGCGTTTTTTAGCCTTGGCAGCTTGCTTTATCTGTTTGAGTCGCTCCTTCTCTTCCTGAGCGAGCTGTGCGGCTCTTCTAGCTTCCTGAAGTTCAACGTCTGGTGAATCAAAGTCAAACCCAAATTCTTCTTCAGTTTCTTTTACTGAATTAGAAGAATTTGTTTTTTGAGAATCTTGCAATTTTTTAGAAATTGCTCTTATTGAAGAAACATCTGTGTTTTGTATATGTGTTTTATTATCTGGTATAGGTGCGACTGTTTGGTCTTTTGCATTAGCCCGTTTGGGCTTTTCCATTTGACCATTTGGGCTGAGGCTTTTTTGCTTTATATAAGCCTTTTGCTCTTCAGTTAATACTTCTGGCACACAGGTATACCACTTGGTTCTGTCGTATTTCTTTTCGTTGAAATTATCAGACAAAACTAGCCCATTTTTCTCAAGATTGCATAAAATACGCTTTATTTGCTTCTCAGTCCAAAATGTGAACATCTTGCTAAACGCTTCTTGAGAGTTGTATGTCCAGAAGAATCCATTGTGGAAATGTTTATTGTTCGCCTCATTTTTTACCACCCAATAATCAATATTTGAGTGCATTATCGCTTCTTCTACGCCTATTTCCTTAGCTAATTTAGCGTCAAACTGCATCTTTACTTTGCATTGTTCGTTATTTCCCATAGTTTTTATTTTAACTCAGTCGCACTGATGAAGTAGTTGACATTCAACGCTCCATATAGTTTGCCGTCTGCGTCTTTAATGATTAAAAATTGTCCTCTCTTGTCTGCTGGCTTAGCATTATACTCTTTAATTGCTTTGTTTAAGCCCTCAAATGGCATAAACACTTCTTCTCCCTCTGACATTGTGCATTTGTACTTTCTCATAGTTGTGAGTGCTTTATTACTGCTCCCTTTCCACCTTTTCAATAAAAAAAGAGCAGTAGAAAGCACAAAAAGGTTAATTAATAACTCTCTTTGCTAATGCTAATCTAATTGCTCTTTAATCTTGGCTATTTACTTTTCTCTTGGCTCTTGACTTGCTGATTTATGCTTATATAAAGCAAAAAAACCAGCTTTGTGTTGACGTTTCAGCGTATAAATTGATAGTTGAGGAACGGAAAGAGTCCTCATTACAACCGACACGCCAACACAAAATTGGCTTTTCTTCCCGTACACTTTTTGACCGCTATCAAACGGTATTTTTTAACTCTACATCTATTCTAGCAAATTCTGGGATACCTGTCAACTACTACTACAACTTATTACGAATCTTCTTTCACTTTAGACGCATTACTTGTGTCCTTGCTTCAAATACTCCTTCATTTCAGCTAATTTCTGTTCATCGTAAATGCCTGTGTTAGTTGCATCCCAGATATATTTCATCGCTTCTTTAAATCTATTCTCTTTGCTGTGTTCAATGTCTTGCAGAAGACGTTCTGTTTCTGCGAATACTATTTTTTTCTCATTCATACTTTTTGAAACTCATTTTGACGGGGGCTTGCTACGACCAGACCTCTTGCGAGAACTGCTCCTGACTTATTCTTCGCCAGACCCCCGCCAGTGAGTTTTTAGTGAATCTTTCAGTGCCAATTCCAATATACAGGACAATAGAAATCGTGTCAAGCATTATTTGTTTTTTTCCTTAGATTCTATTTCATGAGTAGCTGTTTCAAAATCTTTCTGCGTGCTAGCTTTATCTTTATTGAACGTTTTAAGTTTGCAGGCTTTACTGGCATTTTGGACTTTAACGCTTTTGGCTAAGTCTTGGTTATACTCTTGCAAAGCAGCAGCCTTTTTTTCTTCAAACTTTTTAGTCAGGTCTTCTTGCGTGACTGTTCCCATTCCTATCATTGACATAACCCAGTTTTCTAACTTGCAATTCAAAGCTGAAACAACATCACTTTTTATTGGAAGTCCTAACGCTTGAGCCTTTTTAGTTAATGAGCCAAACTCTGAAAAAGCAATCAGAGCTGTAGCAGCATAAAACCACCAATAAACCAATTGAAATGCTTTAGAGAGAATAAACGAAGCACCAAGAAAAAGGAAGAACAGAATGAACTTCATACTGAATTTTCTTCCCAACAGGTTCCAGCTAAAGTCTCTGTCTAAATAAGCTGCCTTGATACTTCCTAACATGCAATCAACCATCATTATTATTAGTAATGCGAAGATTGCTACTTTTTCTCTCTCTGAAAAACTGAAGAAGCATACAGGAATAAGGGCGACTAATTTCACCCAAATATTACTGAAGAATTCTTCAGTTAAATTTACGATTGATTTAAACATTGCGGTATTTTTGAGTGAATTAAACATAGTCTTAGCGTCTTCACCTCTCTCAAGTGTTCAGTCAAATGAGTTAGTTACTCCGCTTTATGTTACTTAATCTCTTCCTTTAACTTATTTCTTCATATATTCGGCAACACGATTCAGTTCGTCCGCCGTGCAATCTCCTTTAATCTTGTTTGCTCTCCAGCTTATTATGTTCACATTTTCTCTAGTATAATCCCCATTTGATATAATTCTATCAAGACTTGGGCTATTCCATTTGCACGTCTTTCCATCGGAACCCCAAAATAAAGGTATCCCCAATACTGGGCATTTTCTATCTTTTGGCATCATTTCAAGCAAATCTTCAATGGTTAAATCGCATTTAATTTTTCTTTCTCTCGCTCTTATTACAGCCAAAGCCAATAATCTTTTTAAACGATGTTTGTCATCATCTTTATACTTTGCTCTAGCAGTCTTGTTGTATCTGCTTGATTGTTCTTTTGATGGTTTAAACATAATTTAATTTATTACTTTTTTTGAATGAAACATAAAGCATAGTAAGGTGGTCTGTTATCCTGTGCGGCTTCTCCAGCAGAACCAGTGTTTCCAGTGCCTTCATAACCTGTATATTGTTTAACTCTGTGTTGATGGTCAGAGCCAGCAGGAGTTTTGTCATCTCCATCTTCTACTGAGTCGTCAAAATCATTCCCGTCTCTCCAAGCGTTAATAACCCAATCGCAGTAATGTCTGTGGTTTGGTCCTGTATGAACGTGCCTTGTATCAATCGTAGCTGAACCACCTGAGTCTGCTGGGTTATAAGCGCCACCTGCTCCAACTATAAATCTTCCTCTCAAATCTGGAGTTCCGTTTGAACCATCGCAAAGCCAAAATGATGTTGGTATCGTAGCGACAGAACCAGACCACATAATAATCGCACCAGACGGCATCGCTGCGTTTAAAGCAACCTCAATTTCATCAAAGTTAGTATTAAACCTTGATGCGCTGGTATCCTCTCCGTCTACGAAGGTTTCAGTTTTTGTAAACCAATCAGCCATATTTTTATGACGCTGCTACACTCACTTCCCAAACGAGAGTGAGAGTTTCGCTGTCAGTCTTAGTCTTATTAATTACCAATCTGCAAAACATTGTTCCGCTGTCAGCGGTAGAAGTCGCATCGTCTCCGAACAAACCTAACTCTAACAATGTCCCGTTCGCTTCACTCGTATTAAAAAACGTTGTGAAACTAGCGGTGCCACTAATATAATCTCTAACTGAAACCTGCTTTCTCTGTATTTCTGTGCCTAAAACAGTATCGGTAGGGTCAACTGCAGTTCCATCAGTTCCAGCCGCACAAAAAGTAATCGTTCCTTTTTTATTTAAAGGCGTATCCAACCCAGAAAGTCTCGCTGCTATACTATAAAGACCTGTGTTGACAACCAGATTTTTTCCCTTGAATGTATCAAGAATTTCTCCAGTTTTTGCATCTCTGAAGATTCCAGTAACATTACACGCTATTTTTAACTGTGATTTGTTCATAAATTTATGCTGAGAACTGTGATAAATTAAATTTTGCAGTTCCTATTTTATAATTTCCGCTTGTAGTTATGGAATAAATATCATTGGCTGTCAAACTTTCTTTTACAATTATATCCTGTTTTGCCGCTCCATACAACCCATCCACAATTTCATCCGTGTCTGTATTGAGTATATTTCGTTCGTTATCCAGCAATCTCTTCAAGAATTTTATAATTCCCAGTTTCTTAGCATTGGCAATAGTAATCTTGTAAATAAATAACCCACCGCTGATAGAAGTCGCAGTTACTTTTTGCACCAAATAGTCCTCGTTTATACCAATAGATGACATATTTACTCTTATATATTGACCAGCGTAAAACCCACCCTCATAGCATGAGAATGTTCCGTCAATTATAGTATTGCCGTAATCGGTTATTTCAGCGTAAGCCCTCGCACGTGCGTCTTCTGGCGTAGATATTTTAGAGTCTGAAATTACATACTCAAACTCACCGAAATCATTAACGCTGTCAGTATCATCTGCGACAACAATGATTGGCACATAATATTTGTAAGAAAATGACATAACCGTTCCTTGAGCTGGGGCAACGTCAGTTTCAACGTATTTCTCTTGGTAACTCATCAGGTAATCAAAGTCATCAAACGTATCAATATTTTTAATACCGCAATTCTTTAACGTAGCACCCTCGTAAACACTGATGTCACTAGGTTTTTCAGGCAAGTAGAAAACAGTTTGCTCTCCATCTGCTACTTGATATATTGTCACTTCATCACTGAGATAAGTGCCTCCTTTAACATACACTCGGTTACGAATATTAGTATTGTCTCTGCTTAATTCAAGGTTTTTAATCCAGGCAGATGTCTCTGTAATTTCGTAATCAGATACATTTTCAGAAGTTGGGAAGTAGTGAATCTTTTTATGATAGTCAATATACCAGTGGTAGTTGGTTGAGTCGCAAATCTTGTTCAAACACTCACCGATGGTCATATAGTTGAAAGTAATGCTTCCAAACGTCACGTAGGACGCCACAGTAGAGTCTGCCGCTTCTATTTCAGTTCCTAGAGTATATCTGGCTACAAGGTCTTTGATTATCTCTCTATCGGTCATATTTTGATAGTTTTCTTGCACCAAATTTCTGTTCAAATCAGTGGTGTAGTCTTGAAACGACAGTTTCAGTATGTTTTCTGAAGACCCCAACCTTTGATAAGTCATATTTATGAGTCTTCCTGCGAAAATAGTAGCAGTACCTTTAGTGACAACTATTTCAGAATCCATTGCTGGAATACCAAGATTGTCCATATCAAAAAATTCAGCTGTCATAGAAGAAGCGTTGTCATCACTCACATCTTCAATTGTGGTCCTGCCATTTAAGAAACAGATACTTCGGTCAACGCCTTCAATGGTGTAGATGTTTTGACTCATATCCATATCAGCCGAATCCCAGTCAAAGAATCCGTTTATTGAAACTCCACGATAACTAGAAGCAATAAATGCACCCAAAAGAGATGCTCCACGAGTTGAATTATCTGATTGCTTGCCTTTCAATTTAGCGGACCTTGTGTTTGTTGTGCTTCCTATAAGTTTTGCACCTCTTGAATCTATACCAGTGGCTTTTCCTATCAAATACGCTCCACGAGAACCGCCATCATAATAGGCGCCTTGCAAAACAGCTCCACGTACAGAACTTAAAATTACTTTTCCAATAAGTTTCGCACCTCTTGAACTTACAACTCCACCCTTCAATGTCGCACTACGAGCTGTATTTGTTGAAGATTTTCCAGTTAATTTCGCACTTCTTTCAGCTTGAGCCAGAACATTAAGATTCCCGCTGTAGTTATCCCAAGCAATACCAGCAACCCAAGGGTTCATATAAATATTAGCAGCCACAGTTGTAGCGAAACCTGTATGTCTATAAATTCTTGCTGAACTATTATCTCCTTCAAAAACATTTTGTGAATCAAACGCCAATTGACCAACAGACACACCAGCCGAACTAAAACTATCCTTAACAGTTGTTGAAAACCCAGAATGTCTGTAGATTATGTCGTTTGTGCCGTCATCTGAAATCAAATCCGAACCTTGCCACGCCAAACCGTAAGGGGCAGAACCTACTGTTGCCATTGTTGAAGTAACCGTTGAAGAAAAACCTGCATGTTTGTAGATAATAAGTGCAGTTTCTGCCGAATTGTAATCAAGAACGATTAAGTTACCGCCATCCCAAGCAACAGCAAGTGGGTAGTTTTTATCTGGGTAAATCCAATCAGTGATTGTTGTCGTGAATCCAGCGTGTCTGTAAATAAGGCGATTGCCTCCATCAACATCAGAAACGATTACATTTCCACCATCCCAGGCTAGACCCCTGGCATAAGCAGTGTTTGTGCTAAAACTTGAAGTTATGGTCGTTGAAAAACCACTGTGTCTGTATACAAGGTCGTTTGTTGTTTGCATACTGATAAGATTACCAGTAACAACCGTTGCAGATTGACCAATAATTCTTGCTCCACGTGAACTGCCAACCGACTCTTGACCAACTAATGACGCTCCTCTTTCTGAAGTATCTAATGTGCCACCAGTCAAGACTGCACCTCTCTCGCTATTTACAGAGTAAGTTGGCATCTCTCCTCCATCCCAACTGTCATCTTGTATGTCGTCAGTTGCAGTTGTCGCAAAACTAGCAGTGATGGTTGTGCTAAATCCATCATGCTTATAAACGCTCACATTGTATGAAGAAATAAGATTTGCTCCGTCAAACCCAACACCGTATGGTCCAGGTTCTACAGCACTAATACTGCTGGTAATTGTTGAACTAAACCCAGTAAATTTAAAAATGTTATAGTCTGTCGTATCTGAAACCAACAAGTCTCCATCAGAATAAACACCTGCGGATTGAATACCAGAATCGCTTGGTGCAAGAAAACTGTCTTGAATAGTCGTAGTAAAGCCAGCGTGCTTGTAGACTACATACTCGGTGTAACCAGCATTGTAACTAATAACGATTAATTTTCCACCAGCCCAAGTAATAGCACCAGGAAAATCGTAATTTGAAGAAAAACTACTTGAAATAGTAGTAGAAAACCCAGTATGTTTGTAAATGTGACCTAAGTCAGTGGAACTATCGGCAGTAAGAACATTGCTTCCGTCCCAACCAAGACCTATTGTTGACGTTCCGACAGCACTAAAACTAGCCGATACAGTTGAACTGAAACCAGTATGTTTATAAATACTATAAGCTGCATTAATTGCTAGTATGTTACCTGCCATAGACTTTATTCTTTAAAATAAGTCTATTCCGTTTTTGCTTTTTGTTGACCAGAAATGAATCCAGCCAAGTTATTAATATCAAGAATATTAAGAGTCTTATAATGACCACAGGTTAATCTGTAATCAGTGAAAAGTTTAAATCCTTTTTCCTGACATTGTTGCGAAAAAACAAAATCTTCGGAATAGATTGCTGTCCCATTCTTGTGGTAAATAAAAAAGTAGGGACGTTCTATTGCCTCATAGACTTTTCTCCTGACTAAACTGCAACCTCCAGTCATTGCATCAACCTCTTCCACGCCATTTCCGTAATAAGGTCTATATTCTTTCTTACCGTCATATCGGTGTGCTACAGGCATTGGCGCCCAAATTCCTCCATCACCGAGTCTCATCTGAAAACAAAGTGGTGCAATAGCGTCTTTGTCTGCCTTTATCAGTTCAGTGAGTGTTGCTGGATGAGGAATAATATCATCATCAATAAACATCAGATGCGAGCAGTATCCTTCCAAGAAGTTTTTAACTGCAGTATTTCTGGCATTATCGTGAGGGACAAGATTGTTAATGAAGTGAACCTCCATTTTGTAACCGCCTTGTTGCTGTTGACCGAGCCAGTTCATTAATGTCATCGCAAGTTCGTATCTTAAAGTTCCTTCTACGCAGAGAACTGCGATATATATACTTGGTGTGTTATCCATACTATGTTTTTCTCTAAATTTATTAAACTGCGAAACTGCGAACTTTTTGGATTCGTCAGCGTCATTGTTGAATACTTCTCTGAATGAAGCACTTCCGTAGTGGTAGATGTATGCCTTACGAGCTATAACCAGCTTAAAACCAGCCTTTGAAACTCTAAGACACATATCATTGTCATCCCCACCACCAAGACCGAAGGATTCATCCCAAATACCAACTTTATCCATACAAACCTTGCTGATAACGAAACAGACTCCCATTAATGAAAGAGGGTCGTCAACATAATCAAATGTTTGACCTTTATTCCAATCAACGTGCTGATGTGATTCAGTTGCTCCAAAAGTAGGAGTTACTAAACCAACTTCCTTGTCATCAAACGCTTTGAGCATCTCTTCCAGCCACCCTCTGACCGCTACTGTGTCTGAATTGAGAAAACAGAAATAATCTCCCTTGGCTAAAGCGAGACCTGTGTTCATTGCTCCTGCAAAACCTTTAGCAGTTTTATTCTGAGCGAAAGTTATCTTTTCTCCGTAAGACTTGAGTAGGTCTGTTATAACCTGGTCTTCTCCTTCTTGAACCACAATGACTTCAAAGTCACCTTCCGTATATTTAAAGACAGAATCCAACAGAACTTCCATAAGGTCTGCACGATAAATTACTGGAATAATGATGCTTGTTTTAGCCATTGTGGTTAGAAGTTATTTCTTAAGAGCGTCTATTCTGTCAGCGAGAATCTTAGTGGTTTCAATCGCTCCACCTTCAACTGCTGGGTCAAGCATTTTCTTTTCCGCTGCAGTAAAGGCTACGCCTGTTCTTGATTTGATTTCAAGTCTGCGAAGAGTGGCGTCATTGGCAACAACTTCTGTGCGAGTTTCATTTGCCTCGCTGATTGCTTTTGCTTCTTCTTCAGTGATTTCCGCAACGCCTTCACGAACCATCGTAGC